AAAAAAAATAAATAAAACAATTTAAATATTAAGTTTAATAAAGGCAGTCAGAAGACTGTCTATTTATGTTATTTAAGGGTATTTTAAAAATAGCAGTGCGCAGGTAGTGCAGAATAAAGAAATTAAATAAAAGGGAAGTGAGTAAAACAACAATGGGCAGACAGAGAGAAAGCAAGGTTGATTATTGGTTAAGACCCGATAAAATAGAATTATTAAAATGTTATGCGCGTGACTTTACACTTGCAGATATTGCGCGCAAGATTGGTATATCGTATAAAGTTTTCTGTGAGTGGCGCAAGAAGTACCCCGCAATAAATGACGCAATAGAAGAAGGAAAAGAAACTGTTGATTATAAAGTAGAAAATGCGCTATTAAAAACAGCGCTAGGCGGTTACAAAGTAAAAGAAGTTAAAACAATCATAAGCCCGCCCGATAAGAACGGAAACAGAAAAATAAGGGTAGAGGAACTAGTTAAAGAGATGCCACCCAATCCAACCGCTATTATGTGCTGGTTGAATAACAGAAAGCCCGACAATTGGAAACGTAACAGAGACCAATTCAAAACAGAGGATAAAGAGAACAGTAATATTACAGTTAATATTATTCGTAAAGGTGCGCAAAATGATGATAACGAAGAATGGGAAGTAAACGCGCAAGAAAATAAAACAAATAGCGCAAACAAAAGTAAGGCTAAACAAAGCGCAAGCGCGCAGGACAGCACGGAAGAAGAATGGGATGCGCTAGAGTGGGATGATGAATAGCCTATGAATATAGTTAAGGAAGTAGCGGAAAGGTTTAGCGATTTTGTTTTCGATTGGTATTATGAAACTTATTTATTAGTAGGCGGTTATGGTAGCGGGAAGAGTTATCATATAGCGCTTAAGATTATATTAAAATGTCTACAGGAAAAGCGCAAAGTATTGGTAGTACGTGAAGTATATGATACATTAAGCGAATCATGCTATGATTTATTTAAAGAGATTTTAAGCAGTATGAACCTTTTAGTAGAGGAAGAAAAGCGCGATACTAAAGCAAGAGTAAGAGCGTTAAAAGCACCAATGGAATTTAGATTCCCTAACGGTTCGCGCATTATTTTTAAAGGAATGGATAAGCCCGAAAAAGTAAAATCATTAAACGGTGTATCTATTGTATGGTTGGAAGAATGTAGCGAAATTAAATACGAGGGTTACAAAGAATTATTAGGACGTATCAGAACCCCTAATGTGAGTATGCATTTTATTTTAAGTTGTAATCCTGTAGGCAAAGAAAATTGGGTATATAGACATTTTTTTAAATCTATAGATGAAAAGGGAAACGAGCATACTATACTTGATGATGAAGAACTATATAAGAAAAGAACACTAATACATAACGGTGTATATTATCATCATAGTTTAATGGATGATAACCCTTATTTACCCGAGGGCTACAAAAAGCGATTAGAGGATATCAAGAACTATGATAAACCTTTATACCGTGTGGCGCGTTGGGGAAGGTTTGGCGCAAATGGTGTTAGAGTACTACCGCAGTTTAGGGTAGCAAGTAATGCGAAGACGTTTAAGAATGCAGTCAATGCGCTAGGTGCTGAAAATATGTACTTTGGTTTTGACTTTGGTTTTGAGGAATCATTTAACGCGGTAATTAGTATGAGCGTAGACATTAAGCGCGGTTATTTGTACATATGGGATGAAATATATATGAATCATGTTACGGATGATAAGTTCGCAAGTTATGAGCCTATGCTTGAGTTAAAGAACCGTTTAGACGGTTACGCAACGCAGGGAGTATATAAGCAGATTATAGCAGATAATGAAGACCCTAAAGCAATCAGTTATTATAGACAAAGAGGCTATAGAATGCGCGCATGTAGAAATAAGTTTGCAGGGTCAAGATTAAGTAACACGCGTAAAATAAAGAGATTTAAAAAAATTATATGCAGTCCAAAATGTAAGAATACTATTAGAGAATTAAGAGACCTTACGTATTTGAAGAAGCCGAATGGTGATACGGTATATGATAAATTCAATATAGACCCGCACAGTTTTTCATCAATTTGGTATGCGCTAGATACAGTAACAGTTGCAGACTTAAAAGAGAAGAACTTTAATTCTAAAGGCGGTAACAAATAAAATTATATTATATAAAGGAGTGATTTAATTATGTTTAAGAATTGTGTATTTAAGCCTAATGTTGATACAGTGAAGTGGTTAAAGGCTTCGCTTGTTAGAGCGGTTAAGACAATGGCGCAAACAGCGGTAGCGGTAATTGGTACAGCAACAGTAATTGACGTTGTGGATTGGAAAATGGTAATTTCAAGCGCCATTGTAGCGGGTATCGTTTCTATTCTAACTTCTATTGGTGGTATTCCCGAAGTAGAAGAAGAATAAGCGGTAAATTAAACATTATACGTTGTGGCAGGACATACGCGCCTACCATGCTGTTATCAGTGATAAGGAGCAATGCAATGAAAGTTTTTATTTCCCAGCCTATGAAGGGATTAACTAAACAAGAAATTAAATTAAATAGAGCAAAGGCTATTGAAAACATTAAAAGATTATACGGTAATGATGTAGAGATTATTGACAATTGTTTTGATAATAACGAAAAACCTTTATTTAATTTAGGTAAGTCAATTGAATTATTATCAACAGCAGATATTATTTATTTATGCAAGGGATGGAACAAAGCGCGCGGTTGCAAGATTGAATATATGTGCGCGTCAGATTATGACATTAAAATTATTTTTGAAGAAGGTGATTAAATATGAAGGTAAATGTACACGGTGGTCATTCTCTTAAATGCAGAGGGGCTAGTGGCTTACTTGATGAAGTCAATGAAGATAGAGCGGTAAAGAATAAAGTAATTGAACTATTAAGAGCGAACGGACATACAGTTTATGATTGCACGGATGATGTAGGCGCAACGCAGAGTGCGAACCTAAGAAATATCGTTAATAAGTGCAATTCACACAAAGTAGATTTAGATATTTCAATCCATTTAAATGCAGGCGGTGGAACAGGTACAGAGGTGTATGTTTATAGTGACAGTTCCAAGGCTAAAGGATATGCGCAAAGAATTGTGAATAATATTTCTAATTCTTTAGGTATCAGAAACAGGGGCGTAAAAACAAGAACTAATTTATATGTATTGAGAAAGACAAAAAGCCCAAGCCTTTTAATTGAATGCTGTTTTGTGGACAATGCGACAGATAAAGCAAAATGGAACGTTGAAAAATGCGCAAAGGCTATTGTTGAGGGCGTTTTGAATGCTACAGTAAATAATGTTACTCATACAGAAGCGCCAAAACCTACACCAGCACCAAAACCAACCGTAAATAATGATACAACTAAATTAAATTATGATGGTTGGGTAGCGAGACTGCAAACGGAATTAAATAATCAGTTTCATAAAGGTTTAAACGTTGACGGTTTAAGAGGTCCTAAGACTTTAGACGCTTGTGTAACAGTTAAGCGCGGAGCAAAAGGAAACATTACAAGATTAATTCAAGAAAGATTAAACAGCGTAGGCTTTCATATTTCCACAGACGGTGTTTTTGGCGGTGGAACAGAGAACGCTGTTAAAGTATTCCAAAGAAACAGAGGATTAAGCGCAGATGGTATCGTAGGCAAAAACACATGGAAATGGTTATTAAGAGGAACTAGAAAATAAAAGGAGTGTTGAGATATGTCTTTTAGTGAAGAGCAGAAAGCAACAACTACAGAAGTGTTGACAGCGTTTAATAAGATACCATACGCGTTAATTAATGCAGAGGTTGACGGGTCAGCAAAGGACACTTTAAGCGAGTTGACGAAAATATGCGAATATTATAGAATATATAAAAAAGGTGCTAAGTTCAATGCAGAAGGAACAAATGGCGATTATGTACCCGCAAAATTAAATTACAAAATGTGCGCTTCACTAGTAAACAAAGAAGCCCGTTTTTTATTTGCAGAACAGCCCGATATTGTGGTAGAGCCTAAAGGCGATTTAGGGAAGACAACGCAGGAAGTTAAAGACGCTATAACGCAGATGAACGATTTAGTAAAAACGGTATTGGATAGGAACAAGTTTGAGCAGAATTTGATTAAAGGCGCTAAGGACTGCTTTATTGGTAAGCGTGTAGCGGGCTTAGTTAATTTCAATGAAGTTGATGGCGTTACAATAACTTTCTTACCATCTACACAATTTATCTATGACACCAAGGCAGGTAATTCAAACATTATTACTAAATTTGTTTGTTTTATCATTGTAAAGGATAGTGCCACATTAAGCGATAAGCGAATATTTAAGAAAAAATATGAACTAGTTGACAATGTGGTGTATCTAGAAGAGGTTTTGTATGATGGTGCAGGCGTAGAGTTAGAAGTGGTTACAGAAAGACAGGAAATTTTATTACACGTTATACCTGTTAGTATTTTTATTAATGATGGCTTGCTAGGCGATGAGAAAGGCGAATCAGAAATAGAAACGCTACAGGATGAAGAATCATGGTATAGCAAGTTATCGAACGCAGATATTGACGCGCAGAGAAAGGGGATGAACCCTACAAAATACGTTGTTGATATGGATAGTAACAGTACAAAGAATTTATCAACAGGAGCGGGCGCTTTTTGGGATATGGGGTCAGACCAAAACTTAGACCAGCCCCACCCGCTTGTAGGCTTGCTAGAGCCTAACATGAGTTATAGCGCTAGTCTAGATACTACATTGAAGCGTGTTAAGAAGTCAGCATATGACCAAGTAGACATGCCCGATATTGAGGAACTGCAAGCAACCATAACAAGTGGTAAAGCATTAAAGGCTATATATTGGGGCTTGATTGTTAGGTGCAAGGAAAAGATGAAAATGTGGACGCCACAATTGAGAAATATGGTTGACATTATTATACAAGGGGCTATTATTTACCCGCATTGTATAGAAAAGTATGTTGATTATGAATTGATGAATGTACCTTATGAAATCAAGGTGGAGCAAAATATACCACTCCCCGAAGATGAAATAGAAGAAAAGAACATTGATTTATCAGAAGTCGAAAGCAAGACAATGAGCCGTAAAGCCTATATGAAGAAATGGAGAGGTTTAACGGATGATGAAGTCCAAGAAGAATTGGAACAGATAGCAAAAGAAAGACAGATGATAGAAGAAAGTTCCTTCATGGGTACAGAAGATACAGAGCCTTACCCTACAGAAGCAAATAAGGACACTACAGGGCTAAATTAATAAAGTTGATATAAATATACCTAAATTAAAAAGGGGGCGCTAGAATGGCAAATAAACTTGTTTTTAAGGATGCCGAAGAAGCAAAGAAAAGTATCATAGTGGAACAGCAGAGGGAAATTGCTAAACTATATGAAGATTGGGCGGATGACATAGCAAAACAAGCGGAGTATTATTCTCATAAGTTTAGTTCTAGCGCCTATGTTTCTGAAAGATATTACAAGCAGTTAAGAAGACAGTTAAGGAAAACAAGTCAAGAGGTAAGCAATGAGATATATAATAAAATAAAAAGTAATATGTATCTTATTTCTGACGAGGTTGTAAAGAGCAATGTAAAGTGGTTAAAATCTTTTGGTTTTTCAGAGGAAGGCTTAAACGCTACTTTTAGTTATGTACCTAAAGATACAGTTGAGAGACTTGTGACAGGTCAGATATATAAGAGCGGTTGGAGTTTAAGCAAAAGGATTTGGGGAGACAACGAACAGACTTTAAAGGATATATATCAAGTGATGGCAAAAGGGATTGCCGAGCAAAAGCCTATATATGATATTGCGAAAGATTTAGAAAGTTATGTTAGACCTAACGCGCGCTTGCCATGGAATTTACGCATGGCGGACGGTGTGCGAATATATAAGAAACAGGTTGACTATAACGCGCAGAGATTAGCGCGTACACTAGTACAACATAGTTATCAGCAGAGTTTTATATCAACAACGAAAGACAACCCGTTTGTTTTGGATTATGTGTGGCGTGCAAATGGTAGCCGTGTATGCGAGTTATGTATGTCACGTGATGGCGTGCATTACAAAAAGGACGATTTACCTTTAGACCATCCTAATGGTATGTGTGTAATAGAACCAAGCATAGATAAGGACATGAACGAAAAACTAGCGGATTGGTTTAACAGTCCCGATGGAACATACCCCGAGATAGATGAGTTTGCAAGTAATTTTGGTTATGAAGCGAAGCCGATTAAGTCGGTAAAGGATTATTTAGATAAATACGGCAATAGTACAAAGTCAATGAATGCATGGTATCAAGGTATGACGCATATTCAAAAGGCAGAAGCGAAGTTTCTTAAACAGCAGGAAGGCTTGACATGGCGAGAATGGTATGATAAACATATATACAACGGCAAGGATAAGCAGATTAAGGAATATCAAAAGAAATATTTAAATGCATATGGTTTTAATAGAAATAAAATGCCAAATAATTTTGATGAATGGTTCAATAATTTAAAGTTTAATGATATTTTTGATATAGAACAGATAATGAGCGCTAAAGGTAGTTATGATGATTATGTGAAGGCGTCAGAAGCGTTTTATAAAGAGTATCTAGAGAATAAAACAGAAAAGGCAACTGCTAAAAAGGTGGTAAAAGAGACCGCGAAAGAAACAGCGAAGAAAAGCGCATTTAAGATTAAACAAGAATATATTGACGATTTTTTAAAGCCTTATGGTTTTGATGCCGATAACTTACCACATAATTTAAATGTATTTATGGATAAATTAAGTTTTGGTAAGAAACATCAGATAAAGAGTTTAATAAACCAAGAAACGGGCGAAAAGTATTCGTTAAATGAAGCGGTAAAGAAATTCTATGAAGAGAAGATTTTAGGCGTTAAGTCTAAAGCGGTAGCAAAAGAAGCCGTAAAAGAAGCGTTGAAGAAATTGCCTAAAGAAGATGGTAAAGTTATTGATAAGATTATACAGACTTTCAAAAGCGGGTATAATAAAACAGAATGGTACGATAGTTTAAGGACTAACAATTTACGTAAAATGCGTGAATGGTGTAATGAATGGACTAAGAAGATTACAAGCGAAGAACAACGTGGAGTAAGAATTTATACGGGTGATAGTTATAAATTAATGAATGCTTATTTAAGAGGTCAAAAGACCGCGGATGAAGTAGGCGAAAGAATTATAAATAGTATTGATATGTGCGCGAGTGCGCTGGAGAAAGCAAGCACTACAAGGGATATGATAGTAAGGCGTGGGGATGATTATAACATGCTTGAAGAATTAGGCGTTGACTTCTCAAAAGCGAATTTGGAAAATATTAAAGGGTCACCGTTAATTGCTAAATCCTTCTTTTCAGCGTCACCCGACCCCCATGGCGGTTTTGATAAATCTATAGAGTATATTGTTAAAGTGCCTAAAGGGTCACAAGCGATGTATGTAGACAGTATATCTATAAATGAGGGTGAAAAAGAATTGTTAATAAATCGTGGTGGTAGATACATACTTGAGGATGTAGAATATTATGACGATAACAAGACACCTAAAAAGATATATATGACATTGATTAATTTACAAAGTAAAGCATAATTTATAAATTATTTGATTAGTGCTATAATGTATTTGAAAGAAAAGGAAAAGGAGAATATCAAGATGGTTAGAAAGAATGAAACAAAATTAAATAGTATGAATGATAAATTCACAAAAGACCCTTTAAAAATGGAGCGTATCACAAATAACGATTTAATCTGTAGAGATTGCAAGTTTAAGTTTGACGATGTAGAAAAACCGTGTAATACTTCTAAATGTGCTAAATTTAACCGTATAAAGCCTAATGAGGTATTAGACGGTAAATATTGCCTACAGTATGAAAGAGCCCCTAAAACACAAAATAAGGGCAAATAGAGCGTATAGGCGATAACTAAGCAATCGAAAACAAATACGATTGAAAATGCGGTTGAAAATAATCAAAAATAATTTAAATAAATTAAATAAAAGTGTTTACAAATTTGTATAAATATGGTAAAATAAAATAGAGTGGTTAAGTATACAAGTTTTGAAGAAAAGAAGGTAAAAAGAAAATGAGTGAAAAGGAATTAAAAAAAATCAAGCCGTTACAGGTTAGATGTACAAATTGCAATGAGCAGTTTGAACTAGCAACTAATTTAATTGGTGCTAATGGTATTAATCACAAAATAGAGTTTACTTGCAAAGAAGAAGGCAGAGAGGATAAGAAATTATATTTAACTTATTATATTTGCCCTAAATGTGGTAAAAAGTATTTTGTACAGATTGATGATGAAATGTCATTAAAAGCATTTAAGACCATTTCTAAGAATTTTATTAAATTAGCGAGATTAAAACAGAGCGGTAGAGTTACAAGAAAACAGCAGTTGAAATTTAATAAACAGCGCAGAAATTTAGAAGCATATAGAAATAAATTAAAAACCTATTATGTAGGTAAAACCGTATATGACGAAAGAACGGATGAAAACTTTATTTTAGTGTTAAGTATTTAAATTAAATTGCGAAAGAGGTATTCAAGATGAATAAAGAAAAATTAAATAAATTTATCATGTTAGTTAGATGTGATGAGTGTAAAAGCGAATTTGAATTGTATAAAGACGATTTAAAGAAAACTATTGTAAAATTAGACGGTGTAAATGTGCATTTAGTTTATTTTATGTGCCCAAAGTGTAAAAAGATTTATCGTGTATCAATTCAAGATAGAAATTATTATAATTTTGCGCATGATTTAGAAAAGGCAAAAAGAAAGTTGCGCAACTATAAAGGCAATGATAGCGTAGTAATCAATAAGTTATGCGCTAAAGCACTAGAGAAAAAGAAGATTTTAGAAAAGTACGTTGATTTAGTAAACGATACTTACAACGGGACGTTTGAGTTCGTAGCGTCAGAAAACAATTATGACGGTTATAAAATTATCTACCATGAGAGCGAAAAACATGGATTAAATAAAGGAGAATAAAAACATGAAAGACGATGAATTAAACAATATTGTTGAAGACGGAGACGGTGCAGAAGGCGCAGACAACGGGCAGAATACCGATAATCATGACGATGATAACAATGGTACAAATGCAAGTAATACAGATTATAACAAAGACAGAAACAAAGGCGGTAAATTATTCACACAAAAAGAAGTAAATAGATTTACCGCAAGAGAAAAAGAGCAGGGCAGAAATTCAGTTTATAAGGCTTTAGGTTTAGACCCTAAGGACAAAAAGACTATTGAAGCGGTTAAGTCTTTTGTTGAAAGTCAGAAGACAGAAGAACAGAAGAACGCAGAGCGTGAAGCAGAAAATAACACTAAATTATTAGAATTAGAACAGCGCGCAATGTTAGCAGAAGCAAAAGCCGAAGTAATGGCACTAGGTGTCAAAGGTCAGTTTGTGGATGATGCCGTAACGCTAGCACTTGCAAAAGTAAATGATGATAATGATTTAAAAACAGTTATTTCAAGTTTTAAGGATAAGTACCCAATTTGGTTTAAGCCGAGTGAAGATGATAAAGGTTCAGTAGGTCAGCGCGGTACAGGTTCAAGCGTTAATAACTCTAAGGAGACTAACGATGGCAAGCACAAAACAGGTTTAGGCGCTAGACTTGCAACACAAAGACGAGGCAGTCATAAAAAATCATCATATTGGGGAAATTAAAACAAATTAATTTATTTTGAGAGGAGTTTGAATTTATGTTAAATAAAAGTGGAATTTATAAAGCAACCTATGCATCACCAATTCAGATTTTAGCAGACCCTAATTTACAGTTTAGTGTTGGGTGTATGGTGCCTGCAGCAGCGGGAACAGCAACAAGTGATGGTAGAAAAATTGCGCAAGCGGGATTGCCTATTACTGTTAATTTAGATAACTTAAATGAGGCTTGCAAAGTTGCAAACGCAACAACAAACATTGTAAATGCCGTTTTATTACATGATGTGGATGTAACAAACGGGCAGAATAATGGTACAGCATTAATTTTTGGGTTTGTTGATTTGTCGAAAGTATCATCAGATATGATGTCTAAAATCAAAACCGCTTTTGGTGCAAGCGGAGCAACTAGAAATATTATATTTGTTAAGTACTAAGTAAAAGAAAGGAGATAGAATATAATGACAATTTTCGATTTAATGAGTTCACAAGAACTTACAGCATATTGGGAAACACTAACAGCAGATGAAGCGCCATACCCATGCGAAGAACTTTTTCCCGATGATAAAAAGCGCGGGTTAAGTTTAAAATGGATTAAAGGTTCAAAGGGTTTACCTATTGCACTTAAAGCAAGCGCTTTTGATGCCAACGCAGTGCCACGTGCACGTATTGGTTTTACAAGACTTACAGCAGAAATGCCATATTTTAAAGAATCAATGTATATTGATGAAGAACTAAGACAGGAATTGAACATGGTTTTAGAAACAGGAAACCAAGCCTACATTGATAGCGTCATGAATAAGATTTTCGATGATGAAACATCATTGCTAAGAGGTGCAAAAGCAACACGCGAAAGAATGCGCATGATGGCATTAACAACAGGCGTTATTTCTATGACTTCTAATGGTCAGTATTTCAGTTTCGATTATGGCGTAACGCATAAAGGGAACGTAGCCGTTGAGTGGTCAAATACAGCAACATCGGACCCTATCGAAGATATCAGAGTAGCAAAAGAAAAAATTCAAGATGAAACAGGCGCAGTTATTACACGTGCTATGTGCGATGGTAAGACATGGAGAAATTTAAGAAACTCGGAAACAGTTAAGAAGGCTATTTTTGTTTTAACTAATGGCGCGGGCGCTGTATCAGATAAGCAGTTAAGACAGTATCTAATTGACGAATTAGAAATTGAGGTTCTTGTTAACGATAAAAGATACGTTGATGAAAAAGGAACAACTACTAAATTTATGCCTACAGGTACTTTTGTTTTATTCCCAAGCGGTGATTTAGGCAAAACATGGTTTGGTACAACACCAGCCGAAAGTGATTTAATGGGCGGTTCAGTGGCTAATGTATCAATTACAGATACAGGCGTAGCCGTTACATCAGTACAGAAAACAGACCCTGTTAATGTTGAAACTATTGTTTCTATGATTTGTCTACCTTCTTTTGAAACAGCCGACCAAGTTTATATCATGGACACTGAAAAAGTTGACTAATAAAGGGGTGTTAATTTATGGTTGATATTACAAACAAAGTTGATACTTATAGCGTAACCAAAGGCGCTTATGAAGATATTTTCAAAAGACAGGGTTTTAAACCCGTAAAGGAAGAAAAAGAAGACAAGAAAGAAACAGTTGAAGAAACTAAAAAGACAGATGAAGAAGCGTATATTGAGGAATTGATGGAAAAGCCTATTTCTCAGTGGAATAAAGAGGAAGTAAAAACATACGCTTCTCTTAAAAATATTGATATTTCTAACACTAAGAATATCGGTGAAGCAAGAAATATTATTAAACAGTCAATTGATAAAGAATAATTAAGTTAAATTATATTATTGAGAGGTGAACCACATGACAGATATTGAAATTATCAAAAAGGAAATAAGAGAAGCGCAGGCGCCTTATTTTGATGATGATGATTTTAGTTATTATTTACAGAAGAATGATGGTGACGTTAACGCTACTATTTATGAAATGTTGATAATTAAATCAGAAGATAGCACTATATCTGTTAGTGGTTTATCTACTAGTGATACATCATCATATTTTAAAAGATTGGCGTCAAGATATAGAAGATACAACAGCGGTATTTTATCAGACGATTAAAGAGGTATGCGGTATGATTAATACAAAATTTGAAGCGTACAAGTTAAGACGCGAATTAAAGCGTAGCGGTGAAACCTACAAAGTAGAGCGCTATGGTGTAAATGGGTATGGTGAGCCTGTTAGAAATGCTACTAGTAAAGTAGGCGAGTTTAAAGGATTGTATCATGAACAAAACGGATATATGCAAATGTCAACAACAGACACGACGCAAATTATATCTAAAAAGATACCTATGATTATGTGTCTATTTGATGATATTAAAGAATTAAATTTAAAAATAGACGATGTCATAATGATAGGCGAGCAGGACGAAAACATTGATTTTACAGAGCATAGAATAGCAGGTATTACAAATATACAGAATTGGGGTATAATTGCCGATATATCTTTAGAGCCTGTAGAAAAGATTAATAATCCTTTTGGTAGGTGAGTATTATGGCAATAAAGATTGAGTATGATAAATCTAAGTTAAAAAAGAATTTAGATACTATGAGCGTGAAATTAGGGGCACTAGTGTTAATGTACGCGTCCACAAAGGCTAGTTTATTAGAAAGTGAAATGAAAACCAACAGACCGTGGACAGACCGAACAGGGATGGCAAAAGCAACGCTAAGGGCGCGAGTGTCACAACCTAACAGCGATACAATACGTATCACGCTGTCACATGGTGTTGAGTATGGAAAATGGTTAGAATTGGCACATGAAAAGAACTATGCAATTATAGCGCCAACAATCAAGAAAGAAGCCCCGAGAGTTGTAGAAGACTTAAATAACATTTTAGATAAAATTAAATTATAAACGAAAGGTGGTGAGACTGTATGGCTAAAATATCACATTATGACTATATTACAGAAAGCAATTCGATTTGGAAAGACATATATAACAATTTAAAAGATTGGTACAGAGGAGAAGTGTCTATTTACCCCGCAGGCATTAAAACGGGTGAATGTATAATGCCTTATATCGTTGTTGCATATGGCGGTGGTTTTAAGTTATCAAGTTTTAGTACAGTATGCGATTATTATACATTGATGTTATATGTACCTAAACAGGAATACAGTCTCTTAGAGCCTTTTATTGCAGATACAAAAGAAGGAATGAAAAGGCTAAAGCCTAAAGTTTTACCAACGCATGAGCAGACATCTAGTTTTTATGATGACGAAGTAAAAGCGCATATGGTTAGTTTGACTTATAAAAATTATAAAAAGTTATAAATGCTTAGTTAAGATATATTAAATTAATTTAGTTAGAAAGGAGTTATAATTTATGGCTGGAAATGTAAAAAAATCAAAAGCAGAAATTGCTACTATTGATTGTAGTTTAGTGACTATCGAGACTACAAGCGGGGAGTTTGGTTTTGATACAGCAAACAAAATTGAAGTAGAACCGCAGATTGAAGAAGAGGATGCCGTTAAATTAGTTGTAAAGGGTATCTTAAGAGCGCAGAAGCCTAAGACTTCTACCATTACAGGTAATGAAATTACATTGACGGATAACGTATTCAACCCCGAACTAGTTGTAGTTTTACAGGGTGGTAAGATTACATATGATAGTTCAGAAACATCAAAGGTAACAGGATATACACCACCTGTAGCGGGTTCAGCGGATAAAGGTACAGTGTTTAAATTAAACGTATATACAGCGCAGTACGATGCTAGCGGGCAGATTGTGCAGTATGAAAAGATTACATACCCTAATTGTCAAGGTACGCCCGTCGCTTTTGGGTCAGAAGATGGAGCGTTTAGAGCGCCCGAGTATACAATTAATTCAGCGCCTAAAAATGGCGAAGCGCCTTATACAATTACATACGTATCAAAGCTACCAACGTTAACAGCGTAGTGGCGTTATAAATTAAATTAAAACAAGTTACGAGAGGATAGAGAGATATGAAAGAATATAGAAACGAAAATGTAAACTATAATGGAAGAAGCGGAAATTTTGAAAGTAATGACACAACTAACGATTACTACAAAACCGAAAGATATGATACTATGAGCAATGAATGCACTATGTCAAAAGAATGTGATACCATGAGAATGCCTATATCAGATACCCATGTAAAGCCTGTTAATTGTGATGAAACAATGACTATTACAAGCCTGTCAGATTTACAGAGTTATTCAAATGGTACTATTGTACGTTTTCCCGATTTTGCAGAGGGTCAGCCTTTTGTTGCAAGAGTTAAAAGACCATCTATGTTAATGCTAGCAAAGATGGGCAAAATTCCAAACGCATTGTTAAATTCAGCAACGCAGTTATTCACAAAAGGCGGTAGCGGTATGGATACCAAAAACGGAAAAACATTATCAGATATTTACGATATTTGTGAGGTAATTGTTAAGGCTTCTTTGGTTCAGCCCACCTATGATGAAATTATTGATAGTGGTATGACATTATCAGACGACCAAGTGATGGCAATTTTCAATTATACACAAAGTGGAGTTAAGGCTTTGGAAAACTTTCGTAGCGAGCAAGAAGATTTTAAACGTGCTAGGGTTGGCTAACATCTATAAGTGCCGACCAAGCACGCTTTTAGACATTTCAGACCCGTATACTAGTTTTTGTTTTGATGAAGCATGTGCATATATCATACAGAAGTTAGAGGATGGGGAAGAACCAATTTTTAAGGCAAAGTATAGTTCTTTTAAAGATTTATACGCGCAGTATGAAAATTAAATAAAATTAATTTATTTGAGAAAAGGGGTGAGAGTGTGGCGATAGATGTAGGTTCAGCGGTTGGACATTTAGACCTTGATATAAACGGGTTTCTAAAAAGTTTAAAGACAGCGCAAAACGAAGCGGAAGACACTACAAAAAGAATATCTAGCACGATAGGCGGACATCTACAGAGTGCGGGCAAGAATCTAGAGAAAGTCGGGTCAACTCTTACTAAGACAGTTACAGCGCCTATTATTGGCTTAGGCGGTTTAGTTATAAAAACTAGTTCCACTTTTGAGAGTGCTATGTCACGAGTGCAGGCAGTCAGCGGTGCAAGCGGTGGCGAGTTACAGAAGTTAAACAAGAAAGCCCAAGAATTAGGCGCAAGCACAGCATGGTCAGCGAGTGAAGTTGCGGACGGTATGACGGAGATGGCAAAGGCTGGTTGGAGTGCAAGCGATATTATTGATGGTATGGCGGGCGTTTTAAATTCTGCGAGTGCGAGCGGGGAAGATTTAGCGCAGGTATCAACAATAGTTGCGGACGCTATAACAGGCTTTGGGCTAAAAGCAAAAGACGCATCACGAGTAGCCGACCTGTTAACGCAGTCAGCAAATGCGGGAACTATTGATATTACAGATTTGGGTGAATCATTTAAATATATTTCACCTATTGCTAAGACAATGGGGTTCAGCATTGAAGATGTAACAACGGCTATTTCTGCCATGTCTATGTCGGGTATCAAAGGTTCTCAAGCAGGAACGGCATTACGTACCATGTTTGCAAGAATGGTTAAACCGACAGATGATGTTAAGAGTGCCATGGATGAACTAGGCATAAAACTTACTAATTCAGACGGCTCATTTAAAAGTTTAAATACAATTGTATCAGAAATGCGCGGAAGTTTTAGCGGTATGACGGACGAACAAAAAACCTATTATGCTACTGTTTTAGCAGGACAGGAAGGTATGAGCGGTTTGTTAAGTCTGTTAAGTTTATCACAAGGCGAATATGACAAATTAGCCGACAGCATGAACAATTGTAAAGGCGTAGCAGAAGACACCGCAAAAACAATGCTTGATAATTTTGGCGGACAGTTAACAATTCTTAAGAGTTCGCTAGAAGGTGTCGCGATACAGTTTGGCGAGGTGCTTTTACCTTATTTTAAAAATTTTGTTGATTGGGTTCAAAAGGTTGTGTTGAAATTACAATCAATGACAAAAGAGCAGAAAGAACAGATAGTAAAATGGGCTATGTTTGCGGGTGCAATCGGTCCGACATTGCTTATTTTTGGTAAGTTAGAGTCTACTATTGGTAAATTAATGTCAGCGTTTGGAGCAGTTCCAAAAGTTATTGGTACAGTACAAAAAGATTTTAAACTATTACAGTTAGGTATTACACATATACAGGAAGGGTTCGCATTATCTAGAGCAGGATTCAGCGGATTAGGTAAAGAAGCGTCGGTTCTAGGTTCGTTCTTAGGTGGATTAAGCGCCCCAATGATTGCAAGTGCGGTTGCGGTCGGGGTACTAGTTACAGCGTTTATGACACTGTGGAAAACTAACGAACAGTTTAGAAATAACATGACGACAACCTTTAAAGAGATAACCGCAAGTTTTAGTGCATTTTTTAGCGGTATTTCCGAAAGGTTCAGCGCTTTAGGCATTAGTCTAGAATCAATCGTAAATGTGATAAAATCTGTATGGCTAGGCTTTTGTAACTTGCTAGCGCCAATTTTTGAGAGTGCATTTAGTCAAGTAAGTACAGTTATTAATACAGTATTAAATGTTATTTTAGGCATTGTAGATGTGTTTATTGGCGTATTCACAGGCAATTGGACGCAGGCGTGGAATGGCGTAAAAGAGATATTTAGTTCAGTTTGGGAAGGAATTAAAGCATCATTTAGTAATGTTGGTTCATTATTGGGTGGTGTAGCAAATTCAATATTAAGTTGGTTTGGTACTTCTTTAAGCGGTATATGGAGCAGTATAACGGGGTTCTTCACTAGCATGGGCAGTTCAATAGTCAACGCGGTTTCTAGTTTTGCAATTAATGTTGTAAATAAAGGCAAAGAGATGGCTGTCAATTTTGCAAATGCGGTTGTTACATTCTTTACAGACCTACCTTATAAAATCGGTTATTTCTTAGGTTATACTCTTACAACTATAGCGGTGTGGACAGTTAGCATGGTAAACAGTGCGCGAGAAATGGGAACTAATTTCATCAATGCAGTTGTTACGTTTTTTAGAAATTTACCAACAAACGTTATGAACTTTCTGACTAGTGCCTACAACACGGTTAAACAATGGGATATAAACATGGTTAACAGTGCAAGACAGGTTGGCATTAATTTTGTAAATAATGTTGTTAATTTTATTAGGCAATTGCCAAGCAATGTATCAAGATGGTTTAACAGTACAATAAACAGTGCAAGAAACTTTGTGAGCGGATTAGGCGCTAAAGGTCGAGAAGCAGGGCAAAGCCTGTTGAACAATGTTGTTAATACTGCTAGAAGCATACCATCAAAAATGTTAAGTATTGGTTCAAACATCGTTGATGGTGTATGGAAAGGTATTATGTCAGCAAAAAATAGATTCATTTCTAATGTTAAAGGCTTCTTTAAAGGAATTGTTGATGGTGCTAAGAGTGCTTTAGGTATTCACTCCCCATCTACAGTTTTTGCAAACGAGATTGGTGTATATTTACCGCCTGGAGTTACAAACGGCTTTAAATCAGCAATGCCCGCAATGCTGAGAAATATACAAGGTATGTTGAATAAAGGCGTTGACAATCTAAGTGTAAACGATATAGCAGTAAGTATGGTTGGTTCAGTTGGTGACTTCTCAAGTGCCGTTAAATCAATATATAACGATATAGCGGTGTGGTTTGATAGTATTGATACTAGAATAGGTAAATCAGTTGATAACATGCTTAAATCGTTAAATACGCTTATTCAGACGGGTAATCTATTTGTTAATTCAGATGGTTCAATTGGCTATGTAGGTTATAACGGTTTTGATAGAAACAATAATTCAAGTGGATATGTTGACGTTAAAAAACCAAAAGGAGATAATGGAAACGGTGATACATTTATCTTTAATAGTCCAAAACCAATAGACGAGATAGAAGCATCAAGACAAATGAAGAAGACAAAACAGGAATTAGCAGAAGGCTTTTAAACAAAGGGGGTAGTTGAATGGTTGAAGATATTATATTACAGAATATAACAACTAGTGATAAAATTGAAATGAGCATGACAGCAACCCCCGATTATGTTTTAGAAAACGTTGATTGGGGAGTGATTGAAAGTACGCATCACTCTTACAAATATATAAATCAAAATGGCGTATACGTAACAGGTACAGCGCTAGGAACTAGAACGGTAACTATTACAGGTTGGGTTATTGCCGATAATGATACAGTCATGACGGACAGGAAAAGAAAATTAAATAAATTTATCAACCCACAACAGGAAATTAAACTATTTTATAAGAGTTATACTATTAGTTTTCTACCTAATACAACTATTAAATATTCCACAGCTAATGCAGATAATAACGAGGTTATTTGTAAATTCAAGATTGAAGGTTTATGCGCACATCCATTATTTAATGATATTCAGACAATAGTTATATCAGCGTCGCAGGTTGAACCAACTTTTCACTTTCCTTTAGAGATTGAAAAATGGCGCGGAGCGGTGCAGACAGATAAAGGCGTTACTTTTGGCGTAAAGCAGAAAAATAGAATATTTAACATAGTAAATAAAGGTGATGTGCCTACAGGTATGCAGATATTATTTAAAGCAAATGGAGTGGTAACCAACCCAAGCATAACAAACATCAGAACGCAAAGTTATTTTAAATTAAATAAAACTATGGTAAACAAAGAAGAGATAACTGTTAATACTGTCACAGGCAGTAAAAAGATAACAGGCAAGCAGGATGGCGAAGAAGTAAATTACTTTAAATATCGTGATTTAAACAGCGATTGGCTACAATTAGAAGTTGGCGATAATGTATTACAGTTTGATGCCGATGCGAACGTACAGAATTTAGATGTGTATATTTATTTTAATGATAGTTATTTAGAGGTACAGGAATGTCATTGAATGGTCAAGTATCAATCAATATTTTCAAAGTTGACAATACAACTTTTGAATTGGTTGGAGAAGTAAACAACTTTAGTAGTTTGATGTGGTGTGACAAATATAACGGTTACGCTAGTTTTGAGATATGGGCACCGATTACAGACGAAAACGCGGAACTATTCAAGAAAGGCTATTTTGTTTGGTGTGGCGGTGATACCGCGGGAATTATTGAAGTAGTTAAAAGCGAGATGGATGAAGACGGAAACAAAACGTTTAATATCAAAGGTCGAACACTAGAAGCAATTTTGACGACTAGGATTATATGGGGTACATATACCGCTAGTAATAAGAATGCTTCTAGTGTCATGTATGAGATAGTCAGAAATAATTGTATAAATAATTCACAAACTAACAGAAATATACCTTATTTAGAATGTGCGGTTGATAAGTTTCTAGGTGATAAAATATCACTACAAAAGACAGGCGATGAAGTCTATGACGCTATAACAGATGTAGCAAGCAGTGCAGATTTAGGCTATAACTTGTTATTTAAACCACAAATAAAGAAGATAATTTTTGAAGTTGTCGAGGGTGTAGACAGAACGGCACAGGTAACTACCGAAGAAGGTAGCGAAGTAGTAGAGTTTTCTACAGACCTTGAAGATATTTTATCTAGTTCATATTATTCCAATAACCAAGATGAAAAGAACGTGGCTTTTGTTCAAGGCGAAGGCGAAGGCGCAGACAGGGTTTCGATGGTATCGGGTGATAATGAGTTAATCGGGTTCGATAGAAAAGAATTATATGTTGACGCTAGAGACTTACAAAGCAACGGTACGGACGAGAACGGTAACGCCATAGAGTTAACGCCTAATCAGTATAAACAAGTGCTATGGAATAGAGGAAATGACAAGTTATCAGAGCATGTTACAACAGAAACTTTTGAAGCAAAGATACGCGTTTTAGGTGATGTGCTGTATAAATTTAATAAGGATTATTTCAAAGGTGACAAAGTCACAATAAGGGATAATCAGTTAGGCGTTATGATTTCAGCAAGAATTACAGAGGTAGAAGAAGACTTTGGAGCAGAATATAGTTTAGTTTTGACTTTTGGATATTCATATCCAACTATTTTACAGAAAATAAAGAGAAAGTTATAAGATTAAATTAAATAGAAAAGGAGATGAATATACATGGAAAAATACGGTTTTTTCAATGCTGTAGCGACAGCGGATGGAAAATATGACAGGTCATATTTAGCCGAAGATTTTGCGGGCTATTTTTCTAGTTTTATCGTAAACGGTGTGTTCAAGGAGTTAGGCGATAAATTAGAGGTAGTTATTAATAGCGGTATGTCAATCAAGGTTAAGAGCGGGGTTGCATGGGTTAACGGTTACAGATATGAAAATGATAACGATTTAACTTTTACGCTGGAAAATGCGGATGGTACGTTATCACGTATTGATAGTGTTGTTGTTAGGCTGGATATTACCAACCGAGAAATTAAGATACACGTTAAGAAAGGTAGTCTGTCAACATCACCGATTGCACCAGCAATCGCAAGAAACAATGATGTTTATGAATTACAGTTGGCAACAGTTAGAGTTTCAGCGAATACGGCAGTTTTGACGCAGTCAATGATTACAGACGAAAGAGCAGATAAAAACGTATGTGGATGGGTAACCGCGATTGGTTCGCAACAAACGTTACTTGATGAAGTTCAATCACTACAGCAGATGGTTAGCTCTTTACAAAACACTATTAGTACAATGAACAGTGCAATGAAATGGAGCGCATGGATAACGTGTGGGAAAAACGGTTGCAACGTCGAATTATGGTATAGGTATAACGAATCATTGCAGTTAGTCGAATTAAGATGGGACGGAGTTGTAGATCGTACCATTGTTGATAATACAATGGGCTATATGTGGGAAGGTTTCCCAGCCGATAAGTCACCAAAATGGAATATGTTCATTACTGTTCAAACGCAGAGCAATGATTTAACGTTACGTTATTATCCTGTCACAAATGATGTTACAGCGAGCCATTGGACGTTAACGGCATTACATGGAACGGTTTCGACTGCTTATGTTTGTGGCAATTTTATCTATTCATACAAAGATGCAGATTAAAAGTAAGGGGGCTATCATATGGACATTACACCGATTACACGCGCAGAGCATGAGGAGTTTTGCAAGAGAGTAGAAGCGGAAGACCACCGACAGAATAAGCGACTTGATATTTTAGAGGAGCAGACAAAGCAGCTTATAGATTTAGTTTCATCAGTTCGAGAGTTAGCGCAGAGCGTGAAGCAGTTAGCCGAGATACAGAATGTACAGGGTGAAAAATTGGACGAGTTAGAAAGCAGAGATGGCGAGATGTGGCGTAGAGTGTCGGGCTATGTAATCACAAGCATTATTGGCTTAGTAATAGGCTATCTATTCCACAAACTAGGGTTATAATGAAATTAAATTATATTATATAGTGGTCAATGAAAGACCACTTTTTAATTTTGAGGGTTGACAGGTATATAATAAAGTGGTACAATGTATACAGAAAGAAATAAAGAAAACAAAATAAAGGAGACATAAGATTATGGTTAAGTATGGTGTAGAATTTGTTTTAGGTGAAGAAAAAGAAATGCTGGATGCTGTTTTTGACACATCAAAAGAAGCGTACAAAGCGGGTCGCAAATTGCTAGAGGAAATTAAATTACAATGGCGTTTGAAGGATTTAGCCTATATTTGTGTGATTGATTTACATTTTAAGGATGGTAAATTAGTTGATAAAGTTGAAAACAAATATATTTATGAATGGTAAAATAAAGCCACCCCGATGAGTATTTGAAAATTAATACGAAACACCCATAAAAAGATGTCGGTGGTAAGCACCACAAATATTAGAAAGAGAGGGTCATAAGAAATGACAGAAGAACAGAAAGAAAAGATTGTAAAAACGGACGGTGTAAAGATTGCCGATAAAGTGCCTAATGAAGATTATAAAAGCACTACTAAAATTAATATGGCGCAGAAAATGCCATACATTGAAAATGTGGCGAATGGTACTATTGTAGCGTTTAAATTACCTAATGGAAAAGTAAAGAGCGCTATGGTTATGGCAAAGTCAAGCGCTAAGAGAAAATTAAAACTTGAAACGGAGTACGGTAAAACATTTATTGTTGATTTTAATGATGTGGTTTGGGTAAAAACAGGAAATAGATTCCCTAAAGGTGTATATGAAGCATTGAAAGGGAAAGGAGCGCATAGAGATGTTTGTAGAACAGAAGAAAAAGCCTAATTATACAAAGGAGCAGTTCATACCTTTTGTAAAAGAGTTCTATAATGAGCAGAAGGAATTTAAAGAAAGACAGGAAAGATTTAATACAATTAAGCAGTTGTTTTATAATGACGCAGAGGAACTGTTTAATTATGAAGGTGTTGATAAATTAGTTATTGATAATGAAGATTTAGAAGGTAATGAACTAGTTGTAAATAGAGTGCAGAAAACATCTATAGTTTTCGATATTGATGCTTTAGAAAACAATCTATCTAAAGAAATGAGTAAAGATGTTGTTGATAAAAGTTATACAATTACCGATATTAATAGATTGATTATTTATCTAAAAAGTTGCGGTGTAGACCCGAATGTATTTAAGAGTTTTATAAATGTTACTAAAACAGTTGATGAAAAGAAACTTGATAAGTTAGCGGATTTAGGTTTAATCAGAAAAGAACAACTTGAAGGGTGTTATACATTGAAGCGTAGAAAACCTTATTTCACGGTGAAAATGAAACGAGGTAAGTGCGATGAAGAACCAAAAGAAACAAAAGCAGTTACCGCAGAAAACGAGGAATAAAAAGAGCGGTGAGGAATTAGCGAAAGTGTTATGGTATTATAATTTAATACCTAATACAATAGGCTTAAAGCAAAAAATAGTGTGCCCTTTTCATGAGGATATGAACCCGAGTATGGTTATAGATTTAGAAGAAGGCTCATTTTATTGTTTTGGTTGTGGTTTATCGGGTGACGCGTTGGCGTTTGTTAAATTGATGGAAAATAAATATCATAATTTAAACGAACTACAGGCGTGTAGAAAATTTGTGAAGATATTAAAATCAAACAAAGTAAGCAATATTAAATTAAATACCCCTAAAATTAAAAATAAGCCACTACAGAGACAGTTATACGATGAAGCCTATGATTATTATCACGGTTTGAAAAGAACCGCATGGGGCGCTTTAAATGCCGAAACAGAGCAGGAAGCAATACAAGCGCGCGAATATATGCATAAAAGAGGTTTTACGGACAAAGCGCTATTGAAAGCCAAAGCAAAAATAACATATCAACGTGATTATAGTTTAATTTTCCCTATGCTTGATAACGGTATTTTCAAAGGTTGGGTATGCCGTACAATGATAAAAGAGATAGAGAGCAGAAGGAAATATTTATACAACAAAGGGTTTAGCCGTGCTACTACTTTAGTTGGAAATTATGGCGCTAAACGATATGTATTTGTTGTTGAGGGTTATATGGATATGTTGAAATTTATACAATACGGTGTAAATAATGTAGTTGCTATATTGGGCTGGAAAATGTCAGCGCAACAAATGCAGAAACTGAAAGATAAAGGGGTAACAAAAATAATTTGTGCACTTGATAATGATGAATGCGGTAGAAGAGGCTACAGATATTTGAAGAAGTATTTTAAAGTAACACGCTTTAGATACCTAAAAGGTATAAAAGACGCGGGAGAAATGACAAAAGAGCAGTTTGAAAAATGTTTAAATAAAACTATGCAAGATTTTAGAAATAACAAATAAAATTAAGTTAAGGAGATATAAAGATTATGAGTTTGATTGATAAGATTAAAGCAGACGTTAAGAAAGGCGGACAGAACAAAAGAAAGTTTACATACTTTAAAGAAGGACAGAAACAGCGTATTAGATTTCTACAGGATATGGACGAAGGGATGGAAATTCCATTCCATGATTCTTATGAGTTAGGTATCAATGTACCTTGTCAAGAATTATTTGATAGAGAATGCCCGTATTGCGATGACGAAAGTTTAAGAACACGTAACCAATATGTTTGGTCAGTGTACAATTATGAAGCAAAAGAAGTACAATTATTTATGTATGCTGTTAATAACTGCACACCGATTCCTGCATTAATGGCAATGTATGAAAATTATGGAACGCTTACGGATAGGGATTATGTAATCAGCGTTACAGGCAAACAGCAAAATAAAGTTTATTCAGTTGTGCCAATGGATAAGGTTAAATTTAGAAACACTAAGGCAAAACCTTATTCAAACAAAGCGGTATTACAGATGATTGATAAGGCTTACCCATGTGAAGGAACAGAAGAAGAAGAAGAAGAGGATGAAGCCCCAAAAAGAAAGAAAAAGAAAACAACAAAGAAGCCTGCTAAGAAAGTAGTTGAAGAACCCGAAGAAGAAAACGATTATGATGGCGAAGAAGAATGGGATGAAGAAGAAGAAAGCGAAAACGATTATTCTAGCATGACGCCATTAAAATTATATAAATTATGCAAAGAAAGAGAAATTGAAGCGGAGAAAAAGAAACCCGCAAAATATTATATTAATCTATTAGAAGAATATGATAACGCCCAAGAAGATTGGGGCGAAGAAGATGAAGACAGCGAAGATGAATGGGAAGAAGAAGACGAGTAAACAAAGCGAAAATAAATGTACATGTAAATGCGCACAAAATACTACTTTAGAAAAATTATATAATGCGCAGTTGTTAAATCAAAGATTGTTATTTATTAAAGGTGCATATGATAATTTTAAACAGGACGCTACCAAAACAGTGCCATGCGATGATATTAGCCTATCAAGTTATCACATACAGCAGTTAATGTCAGAGATTGGCGAGGTATTGGAATGTGATAAGAGATGGAAAAATTACCGCAATGATAAATTTGATAAAGACGCTAAACTTGAAGAACTAGCAGACTGCTTTATAGAATTATTGGATATTGCTATGTTTTCTAATTTCAGCGCTAAAGAATTATCACAAGCAATTGAAAATAAAATTGATATTGTAAAAGGGCGCATAATTAAATTAAATAAACAATAGGCGCGTAACTAAATTAAATAAACGATAATTAAATGGGGGTTGAAAAACCCCCTATAATTGTATATAATAGAGATAGACAAAAGAAAAGAAAGAAAAGAGGTATTTTTATATGGACTATGTGAACCATCCTTGTCATTATGATACGGGAAAATTTGAATGTATAGAAGTAATGCAAGAAACGCAAGGAATAGAAGCGGTTAAAAGTTTTTGTATTTGTAATGCTTTTAAATATCTATACCGTCATGTAAATAAAAACGGATTAGAGGATATTAAGAAAGCGCAATGGTATTTAAATAAGTATATAGAATTATCAGAAAAAGAAGGTGCTAAACATGATTGATTTACATAGGCATGATGAGTATTCTACTTTTGATGGTTTTGGAAAGCCCGAGGAATTGGCGGAGTTAGCGAAAGAATTAGGTCATACATCTCTAGGTATTTCAAATCATGGTAATACAAACGGATTAGTTAAGCATTATTATGCTTGTAAAGAAAACGGGGTAAAGCCTGTTGTGGGTTGTGAGGGATATTTTTTACCTGTCTATAAGCCACAAACAAGGGGCTATCATTTATGTTTGTTTGCAAAGAATCAAGAAGGTTATACTAATTTAAATACAATTCAATTCGAGGGTGAGAAAATTAAATATTACAACCCTATTTGGACATTTAAATTATTAGAAAAGTATCATAATGGTTTGATTTGTACTAGCGCTTGTGTTGCTGGATATTTAGCGCAGTGTATCGTTAATGACAAAACGAAACAGGCTGAAAAATATCTAAAAAAAATGGTTAGTATTTTTGGTGATGATTTCTATATTGAGGTACAGCCTTATAAGATTACAGACGAGGGTGTACAAGAAAAAGTAAATGTACAATCAATCATGCTTGCGAAAAAGTTAGGTATCAAGTTAATTTTAACGTCAGATAGTCATATGGGGCGTAAAGAAGATTTTGATACTTATATGAAAATGCATGAGATAGCGAAACATGATTTCATGGATGTAGAAGCAACGTATAAAGAACGTTATATGCCTACCGAAAAGGAAATAATGAAACGCTTTTATAAAATGCACGTAAAAGATTTTGGCGAGAAAGAAACAAAAGCACTTGCAAAAGAAATGGTTAAAAATCTAGAAGAAATAGAGAATAAAGTAAGTGATGATATTTTGGACACGCTGGAGCAGAAACTACCGCAGTTTGATGAAAATTATGATTCTATGAAACTGTTAAAGAAGAAAATTAAAGAAGGCTTGAAAGAGCGCGGAAAATGGACAAAAACATATATTGATAGAATTAAAGAAGAACTAGAGGTAATTAAGTATCATGGTTTTGAAAACTATTTCTTGATGGTGCAGGACTACACAAACTATGCGAAGCAGGTAGGTATAAAAGTAGGTCCAGGGCGTGGCAGTGGTTGCAACTGTTTAGTAAACTATGCATTGCATATTACAGATGTAGACCCTGTTTTATTCGATTTAGATTTTAGAAGATTCTTAAGAATTGATAAAAAGAAAATGCCCGATATTGATTTAGATTTTGAAACATCACGAAGACATGAGGTAATAGACTACCTTGTAAAAAGATACCCGCATCATGCTTCACAAATTTGTTCATACGGTTTATATAGGGTTGATAATCTTTTGAATGATTTATCTAAAGTTTGCGGTAATTTAGCGGAAAATAAAGAAGAACTAAAACAAATTAAAGCGTTTATGAATAAGCATATTATAGATGGTAATATCAATATGGACGCTATTGTTAATTCTAAAGAAGCAGAATTATGGAATGCGCAATATGATAATGTTATAAAACATTTCAGTAAGTTGTATAATAAAGTCCGTTTTATTGGAACACATGCGGCTGGTGTTGCCATAACAGGTAATAATATATTACAGTATACCGCAATCAGAATTGACAGTAATACGGGAAAATATTTCACAAACTATGATTTAAATGATATGGAAAAAATCAATGTAATTAAGTTTGATATTCTAGGGCTTACAACAATGTCAAGTTTAGGGGAATTGAGAGAGTTAACAGGTCATGATGGTTTTGATGAAAATATAGCGAAAGACAAAAAGGTACTTGAAGCATTTAGCCGTGGCGATTGTGATGGGGTGTTTCAGTTTGAAAAGAGAACGGCTCGTAATATTCTACAGCAAATCAACGTAGATAGTTTTGACGATATTGTAGCGTGTAACTCATTAAATAGACCAGGTCCGCTTTCATTAAAAATGCAAGATGTTTACGCTTTAAATAAACAGGATAGCAGTAACATAGATGATACGCTACCATATGCTAAGTATCTAGAAAAAACATATGGTTGTGTTTTATACCAAGAGCAGGTACAGGCTATAGCCGTTAATATTGGCGGGCTTGAGTGGACAGAAGCAGACAAGATTATTAAAATGCAACGTGGCGGAACAGAGAAGGCTATACAAGCGTTCAAAGAAAACTATGATAACTACCTTAAGAAGTTTGAGAAAGGCGCTCAAAAGCACGGTATGAGCCGTTTACAGGCAAGAGATATTTTTGATAAGTTTTTTAATTATGCTTTTAACAAAGGTCACGCGACAGGGTATAGCCTTATATCTCTAGAGGAGATGTATTATAAAGTATATTATCCTTTAGAATTTTGGTTTGTGAAAATGAAGTATACCAAAGAGGATGGTAAAATAGCCAAGTTTAAAGAAAAGGCGGTAAAAGACGGGGCGCTTTTATTTCTACCGCATGTTAACTATTCAGCCGATTTTACTTTAAAAAAAGTGGATGGCGAAAGAGTTATCCAAGAGGGGTTAAGTTCGCTTAAGGGTGTAGGTGAAAAGGCGTCACTTGAAATTGAAGCAGAAAGAAAAGCGCATGGAATATTTACAAGTTACGATAACTTTTACGATAGATGCAAAAGTAGGGTTGTTACAACAAAAGTAATTGGTATATTGAAGGAACAAGGAGCGCTTGAGTTTGACAAGAAGACATATATTAAAAGGGTAGTTAAGTATAACAGTTCTTTATATGCGCGTGCTTTAAGAGATTAATATATAATTTAAAAACTTTTAAAAGCATATTGACAAACGCTTAAAAAGTGATATAATCATACTTGTAAGGGAGATAGATAAACAAACAAACTTACAAATACTTAGAAAAGGAGATAAAAAGAAATGCGAATGACTAAAAGAGCATGGAGCGTAGAATTAGAAAGTAACGCATGGCAAGATGATACTTTTAACGGTACAGTAAATGAATGTATCAGATATTGCCGAGAAAGAAACATTACCATTGATGGTGTTAATGCAAGACTTGCAGAAATTGAAGTTGATAACGATGGATGCATTACATATTGCTTTAATATCGTAAATAGTTTAGATGAACTAGATTATCCAAGATAAAAAAATAATTAAAATAAAGGAGAAAATTAAAGATGAGTAAATTAAAAGAATTTGTTGAAAACAAGAAAGGGTATGAATTAAATGCAAAGTAGCCCAAGAAATGGTAGACAACGCTAGCGAAGGTTTTGCAAAATTTGTTTATAACATGACAAAGGACGCTAAACCCGAAGAAGTAAGCGAGTTAATCGAAAGCAAGGAGTTAGACAATGATGATAAATTAGCGATCATTGCTTGCTATGCAGATACGTACTAGGGCGATAGTGAATTAGAGTTGTATGGTATGGCATCTATGTTAATGTTAGAAAAGCGTCACAATATGGAAAATTAAATAGTTAAATTAAAATTAAATAGGGGGTGGTTAATTTCCGCCCCTTTTAAAATAAAGTTAAAGGAGACTTATAAATAATGATAGTTGCAGAAGTTGCAAAAAGTAAAAATGATGAGTTCTATACCCCATCGTATGCTATCAAGCCTATTATGAAGTATATAGAGCCAAATTCCGTTATATGGTGCCCGTTTGATACTAAGGATAGTTTATACGTCAAGGAGTTTGAAAACGCGGGACATTGGGTTATTTATTCACATATAAGTGAAGGCAAAGACTTCTTTAAAACGAAACCGCCTAAATGTGATTATATTATTTCAAACCCACCTTATAGTATTAAAACAGAAGTATTACAAAGGCTATTTGAATTAAATATACCGTTTGCGATGTTGGTTGGCGTTGTCGGGCTTTTTGAAAGTCAGCGAAGATTTGAGATGTTTAAAAACAATGAATTTGAATGTATGTATTTAAATAAAAGGGTGTCTTATTTCAAAAATTATGAAGACCAAAAACCAAGTCTAAACCCGCCTTTTAGTAGTATATATATATGTCATAAAATGCTACCTAAGCAAATCGTATTTGAAGAGATTTACAAGTAAAGAGAGGAGATGCTACAATGGCAAAAACAAATAAAAAGGCAATTATAGCGTTATGTAATAGTATTAATAAAAAAGAGGGTGAAGGTTCTATTTATTCGATAGGTTCAAAAAATGCGAATTTAAAGATAAATAGATGGTCAACAGGCATTGAAGATTTAGACGCTATTATTGGTGGTGGAATGCCCGAGGGTAGAATAGTAGAAATATTTGGTGCAGAATCAAGCGGTAAGACAACACTGTTATATCATTTATGCGGTTTACATGAATTATGTTTGGATATTCCGATAGAGGGAACTTTTGACGCAGAAAGAGCAAAGGTTTTTGGCAACAAGCCAAAACAGATGTTAATATATAGAGCCAAGTACGGAGAGGATGCGCTTAACAAAACAATCAAGTTTGCTAAGGCTGGTATACCGCTTATAGGTATTGACAGCGTACCAAGCATGACGCCAAAAGAGGACGCTGAAAAGGTTTTAAAGTCAGCCGAGAAAGACAGCATAGAGGAACAGCGTATTGGCGGAACAGCCCGCTTGTTAAATAAGTATCTACCTACTGTAGAAGAAATTATAGAGGTAACAGGTACAACGGTTATATTTATAAACCAAGTAAGAGACAAGATGAACGCTATGCTATTTGGGGAGAAAACAGACACGCCAGGCGGTAGAAAATTAAAACACGCCTGTAGTTTACGTATACAGGTAGCAAGGCGAGCATGGATTGAGATACCCAACAAAGACCCAAGAAACAGCGCCAAGACTGAAAAGATAGGCTTGATTATGAAATGCAAGGTTGTAAAATCAAAAGTAAGTAACCCTATGGGTGAATGTGAAATACCTTTAATTTTTGATAGGGGTTTTGTTAGTTTTGACGAAGTACCGCAGATACGTAAAGAAATCATGAAACAGAGAGCGCAACAATTTGGTAAGAGAGTACCAAAAGAGTTTACAGACGAAGAAGATTAAAGAAGATTAAAATTAAAAACAAATTAAAATAAAAGGAGAATAAGAAAATGAAAGGTTTCTATAGTTTAGTTCAATTATTATCAACGTTTGGTGTTATCGTATCGTTGATTATTTGTATATTTATTCCGCCTTTTGGAATAGTTTTGTTAATTGTTAATATATGCGCAATATCAAGTGCAAGTAAAGAAATCGAGAAAGCAGAAAATAAAGGGAGAAAATAAAATGGAAAATAAGAAAATCAAGAAAGATAAGAAAATTACATTATATGATATTTTAATGATGTGCGGTTTAGACGAAATCATTGACATTGTCTATAATGGTTATGAAGTAATCGAAACTAAAGAAGCAAAAGCTGTTATTGACTTGTTAGACATTCTAGATGATAAACTATTAAATTCACTAGTTTTTAAGTTAGTTGACAATTACGGGAAGATTAGAATCTATACAACGGACGCAGAAGCGGAAAAGGAAAATAAAAATGGATAATAGAAGGGGCTTAAGTTTTCCCTTCTTTTTTTATATATAGAGTTTTAGA